CGACACGCGCTTTTATTTTAACATCTAATTCCGAATCGATTACGTCTTGTGGTGTTCCAGATGATTTCAACTCTTTGATGACTTCCTCACGCACCTGTTGATAATACGCATTCCCATTTTTTGCGTCTTCCTCCACGTTTAAATTGAAAGTATCCTCTGTATTCAAGGTGACAAGGTTCCAAATAACGACACCAATAAACCCTACTAATGCAACCACCCCAAATATTTTGAAAATCGTAAATGTATTCATAGTGCCAAGCCCCATCAATAGAGTTATTCCTGTAAGAATAAAGTATACGATTGAATGTGCAGCATACATGTTATTTTGGTCACTTCCTTTCTCGACACCTTCCGCGGAAGGGATAATGTTGTAATGTGATAATATGAAAATGATACTGGCCGCAACCGTAATCAAAAATGGAACGAACTTCATTATTTTTTTAAATATACCAGCACCATCCGCCAGGTGAAATCCGCTATACAAATACATCATATAGACCGCGCCTAAAAGTACGATGACTTGTAATATAATACCAATATTCAATACTGTATTTGCAATGGATGTTGAGGCCGCACCTTCATCCGTCACTTTTTGTAATTTGGCTGTTTTAAGATTTTTGGAATGAACGACCAAATAGATACCAATAACTGAAGAAATGAATCCACCTATGATTCTAAAAATAGTTGAAGTACCTCGGTTATTATCATCACTACTGTCAGACGGCGACGACGGTCGAAATGCTTTCCATAAAAGAGATATGATGATAATACCACCAACAATAATGAATCCATACCCCATATAATTCATTACATTCGTCATTGTATCCGTGACTGCAATAGCATTACCGATTATATAACTTGTAATACCTAGAAGTAACCCAAGTGCCAATACTATGATACCCGTCCCTATAATCAACCCGAGAATTGTAGTGGACAATTCCGGTGATTTACCTGGAGGTAGAATAATTGGATCACCGCCAGCACTTGTACTTGCAGTTTTCCATTGAAGATAAGACTTGACATCACCTGAATACAACCATATCGCAAATAGTACACTTGTTATCAACAATACGAATGTATCCATATGCTTCGTGAAAATTTCCCATGTGAAAAATCCGACGAGAACGATAACGGATATAATAATTAATGGTAATAAGTCTATTAATTTTGATACGGATGAAGTTGAACCATCCATTTATAATTCTAACAACCAGACCCAGTTATAATTATAAGATATAATAATGCGAATATCACTACGCTTGTTGTTGGTGATTCAATATTCATTCACCTAACAAATCATAAAAATGACATTGCGGTCTTTTTCCCATGGCAATCCCGGCACAAAGCCACTAAATTATCTACATGATTGGAACCGCCGTGTTCTAAAGCTATCACGTGGTCGACCTCAAACCAAGCAGGTAGTTGACGCTGGCAGTCACCGCATTTCCATCCTTGTTGTGCGGCAACATACTTCTTCTTGGTTTCACTGACACTGCGTTTGCTAGACCCCTTTCCGGAGTTGAGGACTCGTCTCTCGGCAGCACTCATACTGCCGCCCGGGGGTCCGCCGGGGGTTCCGCCGGGGGTTCCGCCCCCCAACGACGGCTGTGCTATATTTGGCGCTTTATTCATTCCGATTGCACTCATCATCGCGCCCCCAATCGCACCGCCGTCGTGGGGGGGAGACCCCCTCGTCATATCAAAAAACGGCGTTATCATATCCGCTGTCCCCTTGCTTATCGGCATATACTTGATAATATCATTGGCGTGATAGAACAACTGCCTAGAGTTTTCAGGATTGCGGCGCAAAAACAGAAACAGCGAGAGACCGATGAATCCAAACGTCGCCATCTTAATCCACTTCTGATTGCTTTGAAATAATTTTAGTAGTTGTCCATCGTAATATGTATTCGCAATAAGAACTGCTGTAATAATAAACACAATATATTCGGTTTTTATCATTTATAATCTCTCGACAAATGGTTATATATAACATCGATTATATCCCGGTATTCACCGCCATCACCGATTATGATAATAGTACGCTGCATATCCCAGTCCCGCCAGCAATAATAAATACACTAGCTTCTCTCGATACTTCAATTCCTCCATGATTTGTATCGGTTTGGGGCGATAATGAAGATAATATCTCTCAAGTGCGTCATGCAAAGGCATTTCATCCTTCATCAGGATGACATTATACCGATTATGAATGAAATGGACCCACCTGATAAACGAATCGCGACTATCCAAATAAGGCGTGACCGGATATTTATCGAGCATTCGGTCGAACTCGGCCGACATTTCTGGGTCAGGAATCAGCATCGAGAAATTCTGGATGAAATCGTAGTATTTTTTACGCGTGACGTCATTGACATGGTCTGGATAATTTACTGCAGTTGTCATCAATACGAACCAGTAATGTGGACCCCATACTTTTGCATCCAGTTTTAGCATTGCTTACTACAATGAAATGACATAAAAACAATCACAGAATTACGATAATTGAATGGAACATAAAATAAATATGGTGGAGGATGACGAGGGCGAACTTGTAAGTAACCCAAAAAAGATAAATAATCCTAAATCTGCATTGTCATATTCGGAAATAATTCAGTTACGACAAACGAAACATGGCGGCGGGGGCGGCGGGGGCGGCGGGGGAAGCAGCGGAGACAATGCCACTACTGTGGCCACCGTAGCAACCACAACCACTGCTCCTGGAAATGAACCGAACAAGTATTTCTGTAATAATTGCAACCGGACAAATCATGTATACAATAACTGCCGCGCACCAATTACAAGTATTGGCGTCATCGCATTTCGGTGTGGTGAATCCGGACCCGAGTTCCTTATGATACGCCGTCGCGACTCATTCGGGTTTGTAGATTTTGTCCGTGGTAAATATTCATTAAACGATGAAGCTTATATCCAGCGCATTATCGATGAAATGACCGTTACCGAAAAGGCCAACTTGATGCGTCTTACATTTGACCAATTATGGCGTCTTTTGTGGGGGGAGTATACTCGCGGAAGTCAATATAAAAACGAGGAACACGTGTCCTTTGAAAAATACCGCCAGGTATTAAGTGGCATCCGCACAAAGGACGGGCGTGTAAAAAACCTACAACAATTCATCGATGAATCTACGACAAAGTGGATGGAGACAGAATGGGGGTTTCCGAAAGGACGACGTAACTACAACGAGAAGGACTTGCCGTGTGCACTGAGAGAATGTCTAGAAGAGACGGGATATGACATAACAACTGAAAATGTAATCCAAAATATCGCACCATTCGAAGAAATATTCATGGGGTCAGATATGAAGTGTTACAAACAGAAGTATTTTCTAGCAATGGTCGATTTAGATAAGAAACCGAAAAAAGCGCACGATATTATGGAGGTCGGACTCATGAAATGGATGTCGTTTGATGAGTGCATTCAATCCATACGACCGTACAATTTAGAAAAAATCGTGATTGTTCGTAAAATCAATAACATATTGTCCCGCTACCGTATATTTTAATCCTTTTTATTTCATATCGTTATATAAAGGATTACTGATTCTAATATACAATGGAAAATCAGGGTATCCGTGGCAGTGGCAGTGGCAGTGGCAATGGCAGTGGCAATGGCAGTGACAAAGACCCCATATTCGTTCCAACTCATCTATCAGGTCTGAAGGTTCGTTCATTTAATCCATTGAAACCACCAGTTGAACCATTGCCTATGAATAAAGATGATGAAAATATTCCAATGGGTCTATCCGTTGCGTCAGTTGCATCGGCTGCAATGGATGCGATGCCAGACCGTGAAGAAGATATCGTAGAAAATCCCGGTAATAAACCCCGGAGCACAATAAAACCGCGTCCAAAAAAGGGGACGTCCGGTCCTCATTCATCGAAAGAAGCAATCGCACGAATGAAGAAAGACCTCGAAGAAGGACGCCAACGTCTTAAACCAGAAGAACTCAATAATCCATTTAGTAAAGAGTTCAACAAGTTATTACTGAAAAAGGAACTGCTTGAACGAGAGATGACAATATATGATATTGGAGTATTACCAGGAAGTGATGGGGAGGAAGAACGTGACGCGGTCGCAGCCACCCCCGGGTTATACCCCACTTTAAATGACCCCAATTTCAATACCAAAATCGCCCTTCGAAAGGAGTTTTTCGATACCAAAATGGATGTAGATAATACAAAAAAGGTGGAAGAAGAGGCCGAGATTCTGT